AGAACTTCCTTGGACAGAAAAACAAAAGGCTTTTTTAACACTAGCAAACCACAAGGACACCAGGGTTATATTCCTCACAGGGCCGGCGGGTTCTAGTAAGAGCACTGTGGCTGTAAGAGCAGCATTAGAGCTATTAAACCAGAAGAAGATATCTGATCTTATCTGTGTTAGGGCTGCGGTTGAATCTGGAGATACAAAACTGGGTATGCTTCCTGGAGATGTAGACGACAAGCTTGGAGAATACATGACTCCTTTTGGTGACAAGCTAGAAGAGATGCTTTGTACCCCTGATAGAATGAAGTTAAAGGCAGAAAACAGAATTATATACAAACCTGTAAATTTCTGTCGTGGAGCAAGTTGGACAGCAAAATGTATTATTGTGGACGAAGCTCAGAATCTTACACTGAACGAGCTACAGACACTTATGACCCGTATAGGTAAGTTCAGTAAGCTTATCATTTGTGCTGATCCTGACCAGAGCGACCTGCCCTACAATAAACAAGGAGGATTCACTACCTGCGCCAAAATCTTTGATACAGAATTAGCTCAGGGCATGGGAATCTTTTCTGCTAAGTTCACAAAAGACGATATCGTGCGTTCTGAGCTGTGTAAATTTATTGTGGAAACCTTTGATGATTATAAACAAACGCTTCCTCCGCCGGTACATATCAAGCACTAAGTTGGGACTAAGTTGGGACTAGGTCGGGACCCAGTTACCGACCCAGTTGTAGCTATTCAAAATGTCCAATTAAAGGTAAGTAAACTAGCTTGTGACCTATTTACACTAGAGATAGCCTCTAGAAAAGTTTAGGGACTAGTGTCAAGAAATATAGTTTTGAATTTCTTCTCTCGGACAGTTGACGAGAGGGTATTTCTGTTAGATACTAGAAAACCGTAATCAACCTCACCTATATGAAAACTATTAAAATATTCGAAGAACAAGTGTCCCGTAAGCCTAATCGTTACCCCTGGACAGAGGATTTTGTAAAAGTAATGCACGAAGGGTTCTGGACAGATAAAGAGTTCAGTTTCAAATCAGACATCCAGCAGTTCAAGGTAAACCTCACCCAGCAAGAAAGAGATATCATTATTAGAACTCTTTCGGCTGTGGGACAGATAGAGGTGGCTGTGAAGTCTTTTTGGGCAAAGCTAGGTGAGAATCTTCCTCACCCCTCACTATCAGATCTAGGCTATGTAATGGCTAATGTAGAGGTCATTCACAACAACGCCTATGAGCGTCTAATCACCGCTCTTGGGTTAGAGGATGTGTTCGAGGAGAATCTCAAATTAGAGTGGATTCAGGGGCGTGTTAAATATCTTAAGAAGTACACTCACCGCTTTTACAAGGACAGTAAAAAACAATATCTCTACGCACTGATATTATTCACTCTGTTCGTTGAGAACGTTTCGCTGTTTAGCCAGTTCTACGTTATTAATTGGTTTGCTCGATTTAAGAATGTTCTCAAAGACACAGACCAACAGGTTAAGTACACCAGAAACGAAGAAAACATTCATGCACTAGTAGGTATCAAACTGGTAAACACTATACGTGAAGAGTACCCTGAGCTGTTTGATGAAGAGCTAGAGGAGAAGATCAGAAGTGAGGCAGAAGAAGCTTACCTGGCAGAGGCCAAGATTGTTGATTGGATGATCAATGGTATTCAGGAGCCGGGACTCTCTGCACCTATTCTAAAAGAGTTCATCAAGAATAGAATCAATGAGTCCATGAAACAAATTGGATTCAAAAAAGTATTCAAAGTTGACAAGGAACTCTTAACTGGTACTGTATGGTTTGAAGAAGAACTGATGGGTGAAAACCACACAGATTTCTTCCATAGCCGTCCCACCGGTTATGCTAAAAAGAACCAGTCTTTTGGGGAAGACGACTTATTTTAACACACATGACTGACATTTATTGGCTGAACAAAGACTCAAGAAAATTCCTAGAAAGAGGTTACTTATTAGAGGGCGAAACTCCAGAGCAGAGAATCAAAGATATCTCTATAGAAGCAGAGACACTATTAAAAGAACCTGGCTTTGCTGCTAAGTTCGAAAATTATATGCACAGGGGATTCTATAGCTTGAGCTCTCCTATCTGGAGTAATTTCGGTCGTAAGAGAGGCTTGCCTATTAGCTGCTTTGGTAGCTACATCGACGATAGTATTGAGGCTATACTAGATAAGCATGCCGAGGTAGGAGCTATGACAAAGGGCGGAGGTGGAACTAGTGCTTATTTTGGTGCAATACGTCCACGAGGAGCAAAGATTAACTCAGGCGGTGAATCCACAGGCTCTGTACACTTTATGGAGATGTTTGACAAGCTCATGAATGTTATCTCTCAGGGTAATGTTCGTCGTGGATCTTTTGCTGCTTATCTTCCTATTGACCATGGCGATATAGAAGAATTTCTAGAGATCAAGGGGGATGGCAACCCTATTCAGGATATGAGCTTTGGTGTTACAGTGAGTGATGAATGGATGAAGAGCATGATTGATGGGGATAAGTCAAAACGTAAAGTCTGGGGCAAAGTAATCCAGAAGCGTTTTGAGAGTGGTTATCCATATATCTTGTTCTCTGATAATGTTAACAATAACGCACCTCAAGTATACAAGGACAAGGGTAAGAAGATATGGGCTAGTAACCTATGTAGTGAGATAATGTTGTCTAGCGAGAATGATGAATCTTTTGTGTGTAACCTATCATCTATTAATTTAGAGCGTTGGGATGAAATGAAAGATACCGACGCTGTAAAAACATTAGTATGGTTCTTGGATGCTGTGATGACAGAGTTCATAAACAAAACCGAAGGAGTTAAGTTTATGGAAGCTCCTCGTAAATTCGCAATGAACCAACGAGCGTTGGGTGTTGGTGTACTAGGTTGGCACTCTTATCTTCAGAGCAAAATGGTAGGCTTTGAGAGTATGGAGGCTAAGCTAATCAATACCACAATTTGGCAGACTATTCGGAGGGAAGCAGATAAAGCGACTGAGGAGTTGGCAGGGATTTTCGGAGAACCCGAACTGTTAAAAGGCTACAATCGTAGAAACAGTACAACTCTTGCAGTCGCCCCCACCACCTCTAGTTCTTTTATTCTTGGGCAGGTCTCACAGAGTGTGGAGCCTATGGTTAGTAACTTCTATGTGAAAGATCTAGCGAAAGGTAAGTTCACATACAAGAATCCATATTTAAAAAAACTATTAAAAGAAAAGGGACAAGACAACGAAGAAACCTGGAAGCAGATTCTTGTGGATGGTGGTAGTGTACAAGGGCTTGAATTCTTGAGTGACCATGAGAAAGATGTATTCAAAACATTCGAGGAAATCAGCCAACGTGAGATTGTTATTCAAGCAGCTAGCCGGCAAAAGTATATTGACCAAGCCCAGAGCTTGAATCTTATGATCCCGCTCAATGCAAAACCCAAAGAGGTTAATGAGTTGTTAATTTTCGGCTGGGAACAGGGAATCAAGACATTCTATTATCAGCGCAGTTCAAACCCTAGTCAGAAGTTGGCTCGCTCAATTATGCAGTGCAAGAGCTGCGAAGCATAATATGACCCTAGAAGAAATAAAAGTTGATATAGATGACGCACCAGATACTCAGGTGCGGCCATCTATTACTCATGGCTTAGGACTATTCGCGGTTAGAGATTTTACTCCCGGTGAGATTGTAGTAGACTATGGCCAAAACATAGCCGGCTGGAGGGAGAAGAACTATCTGGATCTAAATAAAGAATACAAGGATAACAATTGGTTTATTATGCTGGATTCTAAGAGATGCTTGACTACGGACAAGTATTCCAAGTTTTCCTATATAAATCATAATAGGTTTCCTAATTGCTATTGGGACCTGGAAAAGCATATAATAGTTGCTAAAGTTCCTATCTACAAAAACCAGGAGTTATTCATAGACTATAGGCTAGAACCCCAACCTGAAGGAGCGGAACAAGCTAAATGGAAATAATATGGAGGAAGAGCTAGAGCTGATAAACGACAATCTGGAGTGGTTACACAACAGAATGGTAGAGCTCAGGATAAAAGTAGAAGCTTTTCTTAAGGATATAGACCCTCTAAACTTAACGCCAAAGCAGTCGAGAACGCTAGAAAAGTATAGGCAAGAATTAGTAGAGCTGCGCCAGAGAGCAGATAGAGACATCAAAGAGTTTAATAAAATAGCGGGAGACTAATTTTGCTCGTCGTGCCACTGTGAGGGCCGAAAATTACTAGGGTAAGTTCCTAGGGTTAGCGTGGATTTCTACGGCGGCGAGTAAGTCCTTTGGGTATTCTGGCTTTCTTTCTGAGGTTTATCTTTGCCGGCAATAATTGAAGATTAGAAGGGTGGTGTTTTCCTCCCCTGGCTAATGGCATTATATGGTCTACATGAAACTGTATACCAATGCATTTTGAGATCCTCCTGGCGGCTTCATAAATAGCCTCTATCACCTTTTTATCATCCTGAGTATTACCTATACTCCCTAGCTTGATTCTAGCTCTTCTACGGCGGTCTCTACGCCTTGCTTCTTTCTTTGTGGGTTTACGCCAAGCCATATTTTAAGTTATACTACACTATGCTAAATATCAAAGCTCTAAGTATTGTTCTGGCGGATAAGATTGTGGCTTTCTTGGGTAGCTGGAAATTTATAGTTATTCAGTCCTCACTATTAACTATTTGGCTAATTATTAATATACTTGGGTTAACCCACTTTGACCCATACCCGTTTATTCTATTAAACTTATTTTTGTCTTTTGAGGCTGCTTATGCAACCCCTCTTATATTAATGAGTGCTAACAGACAGAGTGAAAAGGATAGAGAACACCTGCTGCATGATATCAAACTAGACGAAGATTCTTACGCTATAGTATTAAACATCAAGCAGCTATTAGCAGAAGTGCAGGAGGATCTAGAATTAGACAGACAAACACTAAAGAATCATTCGCAGCTCAAAGAAGACCACGCTGAACTAAAAGGCCATCTAAACAATATAAGAGAGGATATGGCAGAGCTAAAAAAAATTATAAGTGAGAAGCTGGGGTAGCTATTAGTATTTCTAATCTATCTCTATACACAGAGTCATAAGTATCTTTGATTCTGTTCCAATATGCTCTTCTTTCACACATAGGCATTTTAGCGAATGTTGTGGTATATCCCCCCAATATCATTTGTTCGTATCTTTGTGGGGGTATTTGAAATTTTAAAACAACAGAATGAATTTCTGTAGTATACCCAAGTCTGTTAAATCTGACTCTATTAGCGCTGGGATCTTCCATAGCAGAAAAGTCTCCCTCTATGTCGTCTGTGGGCATTTGCATTAATATAATTATAGCATTGGGATACTTTGTACATATGTTGAATGGATTCTCGACTAGATGAAATACCTGCTTATAGATCACGATATCTGGCTTGGCGCCCTTGTAATTCTCGACATCCACCTCTTTAAACTTAAATGTCTTTAAAGTTCTATAGTCTTGAATATCTATGCCTACTACCTTATCTGTGTAGTTTTTAAGGGCGTCCAAGAATTCTCCTGTGCCTGTACCAACGTCTAGTAATAACCCAGCAGGGAGTATTCCCTTTCTGGTTAACATTCTACCTACTTTATTACCCCAAAGAGCCTCTCTTCCGGTAGATACACAAAAAAATTTCCAGGCGTCCCAAGTAAAGTTATCACATGCGCACATGCTCTATTATACCCGATACAGCCTTGGATAGACAAGTAGAGCGTACTTTTAAATCCCAGCAGGTGGGTGTTTCTAGAGTGCAATATGGTATACTATAACTTCTTAAAGTTCTTTCTAGAGTTCCACGAAATGGTTGTTTTCCTCCTGAGATAACTCCATCTTTTGCTGCGTCTCCATGTATGGTTGATATTATAGGAACGTCTAAAGATTTTATTACCTTTGCAATAACAGGAGCCATTGTTTTAGAGCTATATGCATACATACCTGTGGACTCATTATCTTCGTGCAAGCTAATAACTAGTCTAGGCTGATCTTCAAATATTGCGTTTAATATATTCTCTTGAAGTTCTCCCTCATCAGGCGTACCAAAGTGCCGGTTAGGGTCTTTGCCATCTATTCTTCTTTTACCTGTTCTATTTATTCCTGAGATTACTTTTACTCCCTTGGTGCCTCTGAATAGTTCAGCAGCAATATTACCTGCTGGCTCATCACCATGAATACCACTAAGTATTATTATATTACCTTCACCCCTGAGTACAGCCCCCTCTACAAGATCTCTAAATCCACCAAAAGAAAGTTTTTTCCCTTTAAATGCCGCTGATAACAGTTTGATAATCTTGTTTTGACTTTGTGCCATAGAGGTGGAGCCTGAGGTCGGGATTGAACCGACGACCGATGGTTTACAAAACCATTGCTCTACCACTGAGCTACACAGGCGTGATTAGTTTGATTTAATAGTTATAATCGAATTATTCTCAGGAACAAGCCTTTTTTCATTTCTACGCGTATTTTGTTTTAATTCTGGTGAATGGCTCATATTTGGCTCAATAGGCTCAACCGGCGCTATGCTTTTTTTTAGCTCTTCTGTTTTAGGAAGTACATGCTCGGTAACATGATCGGGAGCATGTAATGGGATATTTACATTTTTATGCTCTTTTTGTCTTTCCTCTATCTGCTGGTTGAGCGCAAGAATCAACGCCACAGCCAATGGATCAAACACAAACACTAATAGAAGAATAAACCATTTAACAGCGGTATCTACATCTGTACCCATAGCAGCAGCCACAAATTTAAATGTACCCACATCTGTTTTTGTATTTATTTCAGAATTTATGGCGGTCTTCTTTATTTCTAGCTCTCCTATTTGTTTGCGCAATTCTACCTGTCTGGCTTCTTTGCCTGTTATTTCTTGGTTGGCGCTTTCTATAGCTTTGTATGCTTGCTCTCTTGGTGCCTTGTAATTACCTGCAGCGTTCACCCTGGCTTCTTGATCTTTTCTCAGGGCATTAAGATTATCTATGCGTACCTGGTTAGCCGCTAATTCATCTTTTAAAACATTAGCCTGGGTATCATAACCTTTTAAGGATATATCATATGCAACCTCTGTTCCTCTGTGTACTTCATACGCTCTGGTGAGAAATCCAAAGATACCTAATGAAGTAATAAGCATGAGAGAACCCACAGCTATACAAAGGTAGATTTTTAAAGCTATAGATATCTTGCTCCAGCTTCTGTGTAAAAAACTAGCAGCTACTAGCTTACCTATCTCTAATGAACTAGCCATAATCGCTACAGAAATAGCGCTACCGGCGAATAGTAGGGTAATCCCCTTGATAGAAAAGAATGCCGCACAGCCGGCAATAAATAATGCAGATACCGTTAATATAAATATAAACATGGTTAATTATAGCGACTAGCTAGCAATATGTAATCCATAAAATAAAGGGACCGGTACCCACCATCTAGATACCGGTCCCCACCCATGCAACCTAATTTTTTACTTGTCGTATTTTTTCCAAACCCTATAGCAGGAGACTATTAAAAAACCCCCAAGAGCTGAAGCAAATAAGTCAGTCATGCTGGGCATTATCTGAGTTGTACTCCAATAACTTGAAAAGTTGGACCAAATAATGCTTGTAGCTCTTTAGCGAATTTTTCCTGTAACCCTGTGTGTTTAGAAAACACATAGCCTGTGTTAACCGGAAAATCATAACTAGTAATTTCGCGACTAGCTGGGGGTTGGGTATTCCCACAACCGGCACAAGTACATTCAGTTTCACTACGCATCTTTTCAACTTCTGCTTTTCTGGTTTTCCAAACCAGGTAGTTTACTCTCTCCTTGATATAATTCAGGTCTGCTCCTTCTTGCTGGAGACTAGCAATTTCTTGAAGGATAAACTTATAGTTTTCTCCCTCTGGGATTATAAATTGTGGAGCGCTAATTTCCTTGTTTTCAAGGATTTTCTTTTTTTCTGCGGCTAGTGTTTCTTTGGCTTCTTTAATATTCTTAAAGCCTGCCTCTTTTACTGCACGAGAAACAAGCTGTTGATTTTTTGCTTTTACTCTAGTTTTTTGTGATGTTTTCTTCATATATGTATTTTATTGTTTAGGGTTGTGTTCACCACACCATTCATTATTCACAATCATAGGGAATCCTGTGTATGTGGTGTCGTCTTTTTCAAGAAAGGTAGGAGGGTTTCTCTTACACTTTCCAAACTTTAGTGGATTATCAGGGTTCTCTGGATCATCTCCAATAGGGAACCAATAGCTGCAGTTGCTGCATTGTTTAATATCTGCTGTTTGTGTTGTATCTGTAGTATTCGTCATATTCGTCGGGTTCTATTGATTTTTGATATTTACGTAGTTTTTTCAAGGTTTCTTTTTTGTGGGTTATTCCTTTATCTTCTTCTTTATCAGGAGAAGAGCTACGAAACTCATCCTTACTATCTTCCGCCTTCATATCTTTGTCAAAGATTATTTTATTAGTATCTGAGGGTTAAACTGAAAGTGTTCTATAGATATACCAAACACTTTACCAATGTCAAAACAAGAATTATCTTTGTCGTATATTTCTGAAAACAATACCCGTTTTATACCAAACGCACCTATTGTTTTAATACAGTCTGCACACGGAGATAGCGTGGTATAGATTGTTTCTACCTCAGAGGGTTTTGCATATCTCAAACAGTTTATCTCTGCATGACAAACATACTTTCTGCGCTGGTCTCTATCTTCCCAGGAAATATTTATTCCGCTAGGTACTCCGTTATATCCTGTGCCTGCAACGCTATGGTCACTTCTTAGGGCTGCGGCTCCTACCTGGATATATGGGTCTTCTGACCTTAGGGCTGCCGCGTGTGCCAGTAGCATTCCGTACTGATCCCAACTAAGTCTTTCGTGTGTGTATGTTGAATTTACCATTCAACTAAGTAAGCATATCAAACGTGGCTTTGCAAAGGTTTTTTAAAAGATCTTCTACATCCCCGTCGTCAACCCTGTCAAAATTAACAAAAATTATTTTACCATTTTGCTGATATGCCCTGAGTGTGATTGAATTATCAAATGTAATTCCTATCTCTTCCGATTCAGGATCGTAGTTGAAGTCAAAATTCATATTTATTATTTTTATTTAAACTAACACTAATATATTAATATATATTTGTTCATCGTCAAAGCTTATCTTTTAGGCTGAGGATTTCTGATTGTTTGTTTTATTTTAGCCATTATAATAAGCTACATGGATACCACCTCTAAAGCAGAAAAAATTCAGAAGATTAAAGAGTACTTTGGCAACATTCGATTAGACGTCGGTGTTATGGGCAAGACTCTAGGAATGAGTGTTAATCACGTGAGCCCTCAGGTGTTATTGCAAACCACTGGAAAACTACTCAAGGTGCATAGCCGTGAGATTAGCCCTGATGATCGTGATAACCTGGCGTACTCAAAATTCTTGGGAGCCGAGGACTATGTTAAAGAGCACATTGAACATGATGCTGGAAAAATTCAAATGAAGGCTAAGATGAAGCTCAGACAGAAAAGAAATCTATCCTGGCTCCACAG